ACTATAACTGGCAATGGCGCTAATGCTAATGTATCAGCCATTATTTCTCCTACCGGAGGCCATGGAAGTGATCCTGTTAAAGAGTTATTTGCAGATACTTTGATGTTTACATCTACTATAAATAATGAAAAGAACCATGGTGTCTTGGTACAGAATGATTACAGACAGTTTGGTATTATAAGAGATATAGATAAGTTTACCAATGATCAAGCATATGCCAACGTTACTGGGAGTGCATGCTATCTGGTAACTACCGATACTGTTTCTGGGCTTGCTCGCGATGATAGATTGACCATTACAGTAAGTAGCGTTAACCGGGATTTTGAAGTTGTAGAGATTGTAAGTGCTACAAATCAACTTTTGCTACAGAACAAAAACAATTACACCCTTTCAGTAGGAAGTATATTAACTGATCAAACTTCTAATCTTAATTATGTAGTGACTGTAATTGATAAAACTCCCGATATAAATAAATTTAGCGGTGACTTGTTGTTTATAGATAATAGAACAGCGGTAAGTTACAGCGAACAACAATTAGTTACTCTTAGAACAGTACTCAAATTATAACATAGGTAAGAGATGGCGATTAATTTTAACACCGATCCATACTTTGATGACTACAGTGAAGCAGATGGCTTTCACCGCATTCTCTTTAAACCAGGGGTGGCTGTTCAATCAAGAGAATTAAATCAACTTCAAACTATACTTCAAAATCAAGTATCGAGATTTGGTAATCATGTATTTAAGCCCGGTTCATTAGTTATACCTGGTAACATTAAATTTGATAAGAATGTAAACTTTGTAAAATTACTTACTACCTTTAATTCAGAAGATATTGAGGTTGCTAATTATCTTAACAGAGAGATGATTGGACAGACGTCTGGGGTAAGAGCAACCGTAATAAATGTTGAAGAAGGTACAGTTATTGATCCTCCAACAATCTTTGTAAAATATCTAGACTCAGGTACAAGTAGAACTGCTAACGCTTTTAGTGCAGCTGAAGATATTGTTACCAATGATACAGGTACTACCTACAGCGCAACCGTTTCCTCTACTGGTAAATGTCTAGGAGCAAGTATCAGTGATGGTGTATATTTTGTTAAAGATAATTTTGTAAAAGTATTTTCAAATAATATTATTCTTGATAAGTACCTTACTAATTCTAACTACAGGGTCGGGCTAGAAGTATCGGAAACAATTAGAACTAGTGATGATGATGAATCCCTTCTAGATCCTGCTATTGGTACATTTAACTACTTTGCACCCGGTGCAGATAGATATAAAATTGAATTAATTTTAAATAAACGTTCTATTGCTTCTACAGCTTCCGATAATTTTATTGAGTTGCTTCGTATTGAAGATGGTTCTTTAATAAATATAGTTGATAAACCAGGCTATAGTATATTGCAGGATGAGTTGGCGCGCCGCACATACGATGAATCTGGCGACTATACTGTTAAACCATTTAACTTAAAATTTATTGAGCATGCTAAATCCAATATCAATCCTGATGGTTTTCTTACCGTAGCCGAAGGTGGTAATGTAAATCTAGCGTTTGCTGTACTTTCACCAGGTAAGAGCTACGTAAAGGGGTACGAGGTAAGCACTGTATCTAATAGGTACTTGGCTTTTAGTAAACCCAGAGATACTGCTAACGTTACTAATGCTGTAGTTAGAACCCCAATTGGTAATTATGTAGAAGTAAAGGATGCTTTTGGTATTCCAAACTTCACATCTAACTTAATAGATATAAATCTTTACGATAGATATACTGCAACTCCTGGCTCTCCCGCAGGAACATTGGTAGGTAATGCAAAGGTAAGGGGATTTGAATCTCCTTCGAGTAATGCCATGTTGGCTGCCTCGACCTTCAATACCTTCTTATTTGATATTAGTATGAATAGTGGTTACACGTTTGAGAGAGATGTGAAGCAGCTATATCATGCAAGCGTTTCAGATACTGGTTATGTTTCAACTGCTTTTACAGCAAACATCGTACCATCTACTAGTACCTCTGTTACCGGGACTGTAACTTTAACAAATGGAAGCCCTGTTGTTATAGGACTTAATTCAGTATTTACTACTGACTTAGAAGTAGGGGATTATATAAAGTTCAGTACCGATACTTCTAATTCGTATAGAGTGACTACCATTACCTCTAATTCTATTTTAGATATAGATAGAGTATTTCCCCTAGGTTCTTTAGCTGGAGTTAATACTACAAGGGACGAAGCTGTATTAGTTGATAATGATAAAGCATCATATATCTTCCCGATGCCTAACGATGTTATAAAAGAACTTAGTGATATAACTATTCGTACAAGAAGAGTATTTTATGGTACTCTTACCTCTAACGTTGTTGCTCTAACCACTGCAGTAGGCTCTACTTTTGCATCTAGAACCGATCAGGACTATTTTGCAGTTGCTGTTACGGGTGGTACTGCTGGTAAGATTTATCAAATTCAATCCGATGAAATTACCTTTACCGATGCACCTACCAATCGTAACATATCTATTGATCTTTCTGACTACGGGTTAACTAATCAAGACGTATTAGTTTATACCACTATTATTAAGAATGATCCTGCTGCAAAAGCAAAGACCTCTACATCTACATCGGCTACTTACACCTCTAAAACTGATTGTCAAGCAACTGTTATTTCTCTTGGTGTAGCTGACGCCTATGAATTATCAAACGTAAGAATGTCAGCTAATGCTTTTGGAACGTCTTATCTAGAAAGTAATTCAACTGATATTAGCGATAATTATACCCTTGAAACCGGTCAAACTTCTACATATTACGGTATATCAAAGATTAAATTAAAACCTGGTAAACCTGCACCTGTAGGCCCTATAAAGATTCATTATGACTTTTTTACTCACGGTACTGGAGATTATTTCAGTGCTGAGTCATACCCTGATTATGATACTATACCTACTTTTAAAGATCAAGGTATAGTTTTTTCATTAAGAGATTCTATTGATCTAAGACCAAGAATTTCTAACGACGGAGTTAATTTTAAGAACACCGGAGCAGTAAGAAATGAATTTTTAGATTATGCAAATGATTTTCAAACGGATTATTCTTACTATTTACCTAGAACTGATAAGATTTTTATTACCAGTGATGGTAAGATTACGTATAAAGAAGGTATATCAAGTCTTGAGCCTGTAGAGCCTTTAATACCTGCAGAAGCTATGCCTCTATTTGTAATAGAGCACCCAGCATATGGCTTTAATATTAATAGAGACTCTATCTTTTACGCTATAGATCAAAAACGCTATACAATGAAAGATATCGGTAAGCTTGAAAACCGTATTAAAAATCTTGAATACTATACTACTTTGTCTTTATTAGAATTAGATACTGCGGTATTTTCAGTCAAAGATAGTTTTGGGTTAGATAGATTTAAAAATGGTTTCGTTGTAGAAGCATTTAAAGGGCACGGTATAGGTGATGTACGTAATTTAGATTATAACATCTCTATGGATTTTGATAGTGGAGAATTAAAACCTGCATTTATTCAAGATAATTTTAAATTAGTAGAACAAACTCCTACGGCAGCTAATAGAACTAATAACGGGTATGTATTAAAAAATAATACTGTAATGCTACAGTATGAAGATCTCCCGTATATTGTTAATGAGTTTTCAGATTCAACCGAAAGTATTAATCCATATGACAATTATACTTTTGCAGGATCAATGACACTTTCTCCTCCAGGAGATACCTGGTTCAGTACATCAGATAAGCCGTTAATATACAGAGATGATACCGGAGCATATGATACCTTTATTCCGGATTCTGTAGGGGAAGCAACCTATGGTTCTGTATGGGGATCCTGGAAGCAGTTTTGGTATACACCATCAAACAAGGATGCTGCAAAGGCGGTACAGGGTGGTGTGGTAATTACAGATGCTAGTACTACTGGTAGCTCTACTAATGCAGTCTTTCCATTCATACGTAGCGCATCAATTAGATTTACAGCTAAAAAGCTTAAACCTAATACAAAAATGTATGCCTTTTTTAATGAATATAACGTTACTGATTATTGCACAGCTGCTAATACTACTTCTAACGTTACCTTTACAGGTGATTTCCTAACCACCGGTGCCGATATTATTACCGATGAAAAAGGGTCAGTTACAGGTGTTTTTAACTATCAATTAGAAACAAATCTTCTTCGTATACCTTCAGGCTCGATTAAATTTAGACTTACCGATTCACCATTAGATAGTAATAGTAAGGAATCCTTTGCTGACGCAATATATACAGCAAGTGGTTCGATATCATATACAGAACCTCCAATAGTAAGAGCTCCAATTATCTTAGAGCCTCCAAGAGTAGCATATACTCCACCGGTAGTTTTTGTAGATTCTCCTGCTCCCCCTCCAGCAAATACCCCAGCACCTGTGTACGTAGAGGAAGTGTATACCGGGGGAGGTGACCCAGGTACTGGTACACAGCCTCCATTCCCCGAAATTCCATTCTGTCCAGGTCCGAAACGAACAGTTCCAGTTTCAGTGGTAGGCTTTGATGCTGTACTGATTGGAGGAATATTTCAAGGTACTGGAAATATTGGTACATTTGTTGAAAATTCAGCTGCTACATTCTCAAATAATTTAGCGACATCTGCTGCTGCGGTCGGAACTTCGTTGACAGCTATACAAGCTACGGCAGTTGCAAATCCAAATGGGTATGATTTAAATAGAGCGGGAGTCGGTACTGGTGTAACTGCATATAATTTTTATTCTGGACCAGCAGTTGCAATACTTAATCCAACCTCTCCCCTATCGCAACCTGGTTACTTATTACCAAATGGGATAGCTCCTGATCAATACTTTACAGCTACCAACATTCTTTCTGCTACTGATAGTAGTGGGGGGGCTTTTTTAAATAGAGTTGCTACAACTACCGGTAATGATTATGCTACTACCGTGGTACCTATTTTTGAAGCAACTAAAGCCGCCACAGCCAACGCAGTTGCTGCAGGTACCCCTACAGCAGATATGTTATCGTTCTGGGAAGTTGGAAAAGCTAACGGTTCCTTCCCCGACACAGCTGAAGGTATACAAACAGCCGTTGCCAATTATGCTGCAGCTATTACCCTGAGTGTGATAGAATCAGCAGGATCCGGAAACGGGGCTTGGGATGTTTTAGCAGCTAATGGAGTTAGAAGTAGTTAATTTATGATTACTTCTAAATTAAAAATATTATATCAAGGAAAATAAATGTCTAGTTTATTAAAACCACTTATTAAAGGTGCTATATCTTCAGTT